CAGAAGAACTTGAAGATTGTCTATTTCTATCCATCTCCTTTCTACTATCATCAGTAAAATTATCAGTTCTTTCTTTTGCACTTTTTGCAGCTGCTGCACGACGCTGCTCAATGTCTTCCTGTAGTTGTTGATATGATTTCATCTTAATCAGAGATTCCTTTTAGTTATTTATCTGCGAACAGTTGCCACTGCTGCTTCACCTTTATGGAACAATGAATTGTTTTTCATAGTCCAAAAGTTGTGGGAGAAAAGTTACTTTCTCATCTGTTGGTTGTGCATCAGTCCATCTTACCTTATTCTCTGGACGCTTATACAATTTGATCCCAAGATGTTCATATTTCTTATCTGTTGGAACAAAGACTTTATACACCTCTCCTCTCTTATTCTCAGTGAGTTGTTGTAATCTTCTGTTCTCTGATTTGGTAACTTTAATCTTTGTACAAGATGCTATAAAAACCTCTCTAAATTTATCATAGTCAATAAGATAAACATCCGCATTATCCATCACAAAACGACCAACAAATTGAGGAGAAAAACAATGATCATCGGTCCTCTCTGAGCTATTATTCATTGCATCTTCACTGATCAATCCTGTGTCACCATATTGACAACTAAACACACCTTCATAATACTGACGAGTGATAATCCTCACCACATCAGGATCATTCTCATCCCATAAGTCTAAGTTTGATTTGAGTGCATTGAATGTTGCTTGACAATAGATTTCAAGTTTGCGTTGTTTGATGTTAGTCATCTACCAGTGATTCCAACAGCAGGCAAACCCTTAACAAAAATAGTATCAACCACAGCATTTAACTTCTTAGCAGTAGAGATACCAACACGGTCACTAACAGGCACCACACATAATCCATGAGTCTTATCCTTATTACCTTTTCTAATTACACGACCAATTGTCTGGCTCATAGCAATATAATTCATATTCCGCATCATAATAGTCGCTTCAAGTCCTGGTACATCAATACCTTCAGATAGAATACTATGGTGCAATACTACAAACTTCATATCATCATCCTTACCCCATCTCTCTAATGTCTCAAAGAATTTCTCACGACTTACACTCTCACCATTAACAACTCCACCATGTTTGGCAGTGATATACATCCAGTTATATCCACGCATTTGTAACTGATTGCAGAAGTTAGTCTCCTCAGTCATCCTGATGATCTGAGATACTCTTCTAACACAAATCAATACCTTATCAACCTTAATATCATCAAGAGTTGTTAATAAGTTCTCAGCATCTGTTTCAATTGGTGCTCTACCTGCTTTAATCATATCTAACTGCTTAACTACCACTTTAGCAGGGAGTATATGCTTTTGAACAATCAATTCAGGAGCACTAACTTGCTCTAGAACTTTACCATAAACCTCCTCATCATTCATTCCAGGATCCGATATAGTAGTAGAGTGCCTAGGAGTAGCAGTAAAGAAATAGCAGCGTATTCCACCCACATTAGCAAAAAACTCAGTAGCAGGGAAAAAATGTCGCTGAACACTATTATGTGCCTCATCGAAATAAATTGTATCTATATCTATACCACTTTCTTGTATCCTATGTAAAGAATTATATGTGGTAAAAATAAGTTTATTATACCTATAATTCTCCTCTGTCCACTTCACAATCTCATCAGGATTAGTGGTGCATTGTTGTGATACATATCCACTATGTACATGCAAAGGTTTAACTTGTAGCATAGGATTTATATCAAGTAAACTTAAGAAATCCTCACTATGTTGTTGTGCCAATAGAATACGTGGCGATACAACTACAATGGTCTTTCTATCAACATTCTTAAGGAATACACTCCATTTGCAACTATTAAACTGCCTATCTGCATCTCTAATCATACACAAAGTCTTACCACCACCAGTAGGTACAATAATTTGACCCCTACGGTGCTTCCTCATGGCGTCAAGGCAGCGTTGCTGATGTGCTCTTAGTTTCATCATACAAATAGTATAACGTGCCCTGGGACCTTATGGAGATACCTTGGGACAGTTCCTCAACCGTCTCTACTGATATAATGATTCATAATCTCTTTAATCAATTTTTTACGGAAATCAGAATCATTTAAGTCAAGATTTTCTTTAAGATAATTGACAATAATCCTACTATAAAGTTTATGAACTTTATCATAATGATCATTTATAATATGATGCATTATATCAACTGACAATGCATCAGCAATAGTATCAATGCTCTTTTTTGATGGATTTCTATTAAACATGATATAGTATAATAAAAGCGGGTAGATAGAGTTGCACTATCACATAATCTCAGGGCGAGACTACTCTTCTCTCAGTTACCCGCATGTTTTTTGTTGATAAGTTTCCTTACCTTATTGTTTAGTGGATACAAATAGATATGCTTTCCTGGTGTATCTACCATCTCTGCCTCACCACTTTTCAATGCGTTGATAAGTTTAGTAGCAGATTTACATGGTATTCTTTCACCTGTCTTTGCAAAATGTGGTTTGTTAATATCTCTGATACATTTATCATGATATCGCTTACCATTAAAGTTGATAATCTTACCAGGAGATGTCATACCAGCATGAATAAAGTTACTTGCTTTGTATATTGTTCCTGCGTGACCATGATGTGGGTCAGCATAAGAAACAATAAGTTTATAGTCACCATTCTTTCTAAGATGTTGAATGGTTTGTCCTATAAAGTATGACTCAGTATTTTTAGGAGTATCATCAATACACACAAGCCTGCGAAGTTCAATAATATCAAACTCCTTCTCTGCACCATAGATTGAATACTTCTTCCATTGATTCCTCATTGCAAAGTATCCATAGATCATTGCACCAATCACTTCACCTTCATTCATTAAAATAAAAGAATGCTTAGGTGATTGTCCTCTTGCACTATGACTATAATGCCACTTTTCAATGAATGGTACTACCACATTAAAAGGAACTTCAGCAACAGTAAAATCAGTAACTGTTGCATTTCTATGGTCAGTGTAAAATAGCATCTATTATTTAAGGTGTACAATCTCCAGATGTTTTTCCAATACGAAATAGGAACAAATCAATCTCTGTTTCATTACAAGACTTCTTTGATTCATGCTCCATATATGTTCTTGCTGGTGCTGTATTAATAACCGTGGGAGGAACAACTACCGGAGCATTATTGCCGTGACTGTAATAATTAGGTGGATAATATTGTGCCTGTGCTGATACAGGTGCCGCCATAATTGCTGCTAAAGGAATAGCATACAGAACATTAAGTGAGTTCATAATAAAAAAGGAAAAAGTTTAGTAGCACATGATCACATACTACCAGAATTAAAGCATGTTGTCAAGTTATGGACAACCTGCTCTATCAGATGCAACACCAGCAATAACTCCAATAGGAATTGACCAAGCATAAGCATCAGACTTAGATACTGCAGCTGCAATACCACCGCCCAATAAACCACTAAGAACTCTACTTCCTCTATTACATCCTACTCTCTGTTGTCTTTGTGATTGATTAGTCTGATATCCACCACTATTATTACAAGGTACTCTTTCTCTATATTTTTTTATACGTCCAGACCTATAATTTCCTTGATTATCATAATATCCAGGAAGATACTGTTCCTTATGAATATACCGCTTACATTCATCAAAAACATTTGTTTGTTGTGAAAATGCAGGTGCTGGTAATACTAACAATGTTGATAGTAGAATAGCAAGTTTCATTGTGATCTTACCTCCTCAATTTGGTCTGTAGTGTTCCAATCATTCTGAAGATTGTTTCCTTGAATAAATCCAAATCCACCGCAAAGTAATGCTAATGTTAAAACAATTGCTGCTTTCTTATGTCCACTATCTTCAGTAGAATCAGTGTATTCTTCTACACTCTGGCCAGTAACTTTCTCACCAACCCAAGTACCTAAAGCACCACCACCAAGCATCAAAATCCATGGAGTAAATGTAAATAATGCCCAAAATCCTCCAATAATACCAATCCAAATCAAAATACCATCATTATAATCTTTTTCTTCCTCTTCTGTCATAGGTTCATCATGTTCATCATAGTCATAGGACCTATTAGATCTACTAAAACTATTAGAACTATTGGAACTAATGTTATTAGATCCGCCTTGATTTAATCGTGATTGTTGTTGTTCACGCTTTGCTCTTTCATTAGCAACATGAGCATCTCTTTCTCTCTTTTGTTTCTCACGATCAGCTCCAACATAATTGATATGAACAGTTTTGGCAGGATATATCGACCTAACCAAACTTTCAATATGCCCACGATCAGCTACATCAGAACTAATAGAAAAATTATGAGATCGACCTTGGTGATCAACCCATCTACCACTTGCTTCGTGTGCCATAATTAAAAATGTCTTGAGAAAAATAGTGATGTATTGCGATGTTCAATTGTGAAGTAATCATGAATCAACTCACAATCCCAGATCGCTTGATAATCAATATGATTACTAATAAATGAGGGAATATCATTCTCAAGATACCCACAATCTGATACTAATTCTTCAGTGAATTGTGCTTCTGGTGATTCTGAAGCAGCATTTAGCATTCTCTGCACCTGCATTTTCACAGTACCATAATCACTCTTGGTTCCCTCATAAGACCCAGCAAAAGCATCTTCAAACTGCTCAACAGTTTCTATACCATTATCATCCAATTCTTCAATCAATGCCTCATCAGGATAATCAATTATATCTTGGATATAATCAAATAATACTTGCTGTTCTTTTGAGAGTTGTTGATCAGTGCTAATACCAGTCATAAGTCAGATCTCTTTCAATACAACTAATATAGAGCACAAAACCGTGCTTGTGTAGATCCGTGTGCCAGTTTCTTAACTGGCTACCGTCTCAAGTTCTTTTAATGCTTCCATCTTAACAAACTGAGCATCCATATTATAGTGAAGTTTATAATTTTCTGTGATCACATAGTGACCTATGATAGTCTTTCCATCATCTCTCCAACCATATGCCTTAACTTTTTCTCCAATCCCATCAATACGCATCTTCTTATTGCCTTTTAGATAAGATTGATAGCGCTCATCGAGATTGATCATAGTTTTTCGG